TCATGGAGCCATTAGGTAAGAATACCTATGGCGATAAATATTTAAGCAAAAAATTCTGGCTGGATACCAGTGATCGACTTATGTATGAAGGTAAAGCTCCAGAGCTTTCCGAAACTAAGTCAGCAAGAATGCCAGCCTTCTTTGAACATAGCAATGTCAACCTACCCCAATACTCTTGAGTCCATACTTGGACCAAATTTAGAGTCAATCCTCGCTGAACTTGAGGAAATTTACCCACCAATTACACCTAACCCTGATGAATCAATGGAAAAAATTATGTATAGATCAGGCCAACGCTCTGTTGTGGAGTGGATAAAAGATCGAGTCAGTGAGGAATAGATATGGGCTGGCAGTCAAAAAGAAAAAAGCATAACGCTAATAGAAAAAGAGTTCAGGCAAAATTTAGAGCTAAAAATAAAGGAAAACCTAAAGGTGGTGGATCAGGAGGCTTTTCGAAGACTGGTCAACTTACCTTCGCTGGTTTGAAAAAATTCTTAGGTTGGGGTGATAGAGATCAAGTTAAACAGCATCGTCTCAAGGTTGGTTTACGAAACAACTTGGACTACAATGACATGAAAGATGGTCTAACTATTAAGATCAACCCTAAGCAATGGCTCGGTGGTTTTGAAAAATGGTCAGCAAAGCCAGGAGACTTAATGCCAACCGTAAGAACAGGTTGGCTTCGTAAAAAGATACCTAAGTGGGCTAGTGGTAATTGGATTAGCCATACCTTTAAAACTCCAAACAAAATAATGCCTAATGATCCTAGATATAATTATGGCAATAGAAAAGGTCAGCAAAAACTTGATAAAGATACTGTAGAATACCTTAAGTGGATAGCGAAAACTAATCCTCAAGGTCATACAGTTTCTGATTATAAGAAATTATATAAGAGACAGTTAGATGAAGGGTTCGACTTGAAAACGGCAATGAAGTATAACCCTGCTGAGACTGGTAGTTATTATGCACTCATTGATGATACTCAGAAAACACCAGAGGCTAAGAATAATTTCTTAAAAATAATACGACAGCAACAAAAAACACCAGAGGCTAAGGATAATTTCTTAAAAATAATACGACAGCAACAAAAAACACCCGATGCAAAAAACAATTTCTTAAAAATTATAAGATCATGACATCATACGCAAACACAGTACAAGACCTTTACGGTACTCACTTAGGTAGGAAAGCTGCCAAAGAAGGTTTGGATTACTGGGTAAGTGAACTGGAAAGAGGACAAACTGTAGAAGATATTACTAGAGGCATCCAATCAGGAAGTGAGTATAAAAACAGAGCAAAAATAGCTAAAGCATATGCAGATGCTAACTCTGGAGCACAGGCTAGTGATGCATACTTAGATCAACATGTATCTCCAGGTGGAGGTCTTTATGATCAACAAAACATAGCTGATGTGAAAGCTGGTACTGCAGTTTCTGCACCTCCAGTCTTTGCACAGGATAACACTTGGTCATCACCACTTAACCAAGATGGTGAAGATCACTGGGATGAATTAGGTAGTATCTATAAGCAGTTACAAATACAAGGACCACAAGTAGGTGGTGGATTGGCATATGGAACAGCAGCACCTGCTAACACTGGTGCCTTTGTACCAGGTACAACTCATACTCCTACTGGCGTTCCAATTAATAATGTAACTATCACACCAGTCACGCCAGGAACAGGTGGTGGTGCAGGTCCAGGTGGCATGGGTCCAGTTCTTCCCGGTGGTGGTGGTGGTGGAGGTTCTAACACTCCTCCAGGTACTATCACTCCTCCAGGTACTACACAACCTGCTCCAGGTACAACTGACGGTTGGTGGACACAGTTTGAAGATGCTGAGGCATTTAAGAAGTTTATGCAGGGTGAGGAATCTGGAGGCAGCTCATTCGATCAGTTTATTAAATTCATGGCTGCCTTACAAGGTTTGGGTGGCTTCGGTGGAGGTTCTGGCTATGGCTATGGTGGCTATGGTGGATTCGCACCAGGTGGAGTACGACCTAACTTTGGTTTGAATAATATAATGAATGCTTTGAATGCGTTTAAGTATCAAGGTGGTTCAGGTGATAATAATGTAACGACTGGACTTTTAACTGGGGTTAAATAAATGACGGCAAAAACTAGGTATGATTATTTATCAGGAGAACGTACCCAGTTTCTAGACGAGGCAGAACAAGCAGCGGAATTAACTCTTCCATATTTAATACTTAAGGATCAATATACCAAGGGGATGAGACATCTCCCTACACCTTGGCAGAGTGTTGGAGCAAAAGGTGCAGTGACATTGGCAGCTAAACTTATGCAGTCAATGCTCCCTGTACAAACCAGCTTCTTCAAGTTACAGGTAGATGAAAGTCAACTTGGTCAGGAATTTGGTCCACAAGTTAGATCAGAACTAGACTTATCTTTTGCAAAGATTGAACGCACTATCTTGGAGGCTATTGCAGCTTCCAATGATCGTGTCGTAGTGCATGAAGCTCTTCTACATTTAGTAGTAGCTGGTAATGCACTTATCTTTATGGGTAAGGATGGTCTGAAAGTATATCCGTTGAATCGCTACGTCATAGAACGAGATGGTAACGGCAATGTGATTGAAATAGTCACGAAGGAAACTATTGCTAAGAAATTAATTATTGATCAGCTACCAGAGGATGTACTAAAAGAGTACGATACAGTAGTTGATTCATCTGATGATAAAGCTGACGAGTGTGACATCTACACCCACATCACACGAGACAACAACAGATACGTTTGGCATCAGGAAGTACATGGTAAAATATTACCAAAATCCTACGGGAAAGCACCTGTTGATGTAACACCTTGGATTCCATTAAGATTTAACACAGTGGATGGTGAGGATTATGGAAGAGGTAGAGTCGGTCAGTTTATTGGCGACTTAAAATCATTAGAAGCACTGTCACAAGCCTTAGTAGAAGGTTCAGCAGCTGCTGCTAAAGTTGTGTTCACCGTATCACCTAGCTCTACGACTAAACCTAGTACCCTTGCTAACGCAGGGAACGGCGCAATCGTGCAAGGTAGACCTGATGACATAGGAGTCGTACAGGTAGGTAAGAGTGCAGACTTCGGTACTGCATTCCAGATGATGCAACAACTAGAGAAACGTCTTAATGAAGCGTTCTTAGTTATGCAAGTTAGACAAAGTGAACGAACTACAGCGGAAGAGGTACGCCTCACACAGATGGAATTGGAACAACAATTGGGAGGGCTATTCAGCCTACTCACTACAGAGTTCCTATTACCATACTTAAATAGAATATTAAATCAATTCCAAAAGACTGGAAAGATACCACGTCTACCAAAGGATATTGTTAAACCTACTATCGTAGCTGGTGTTAATGCACTAGGTCGTGGTCAGGATAGAGAGAGCTTAGGTCAATTCCTAACAGTTATCTCTCAGACAATGGGACCAGAGGCAGTACAACAGTTTATTAATCCAGAGGAAGTAATAAAGAGACTTGCAGCTTCACAAGGTATAGATGTATTGAACTTAGTTAAGTCCATGCAAGAGATACAAGGTAAAGAACAGCAAGCACAACAGATGGCTATGCAACAACAACAAGGTGAGCAACAAATTGCAATGATGAAGACCCCAATAATGGACCCTTCTAAGAACCCTGCACTAGCCGCACAAATGCAACCACCACCACCTGAGACAGAATGAGCGAAGAACAAACACTCACAATGGAGACTGAATCAAACCCTTCTGATAACGCAGAATCGGTAAATGATTTATCTAATGAGGAGAAGGATTCCCTATTAATTGGGGAAGATTTAGACAGAAAACAAGAGGGTAAACTTGCTGGTAAATATGAGAATGCTAAAGAATTAGAGAAAGCATATCTAGAACTGCAAGGAAAAATGGGCCAAAAATCTGAGCCAGATTCAGAGGATGAAGAATCCAAAAATGAACCTGAACAGGAGAGTCCAAACGAGGGAAATGAAAATATTTTAGAAGCTTTGTGGAGACAAAGTTCAGAGAATAATATAGATAAAGGTTTGTTTGAAGAGTTAGCTAAGATGGATTCTATTGAAGTTGCTAAGGCTGCAATGGAAATGAAATCTAGATCCTCTTCAGATACAGGTAGAGATTTCACTCAACAAGACGTACAACAAATACATGGTTTAGTTGGAGGTCAAGAGAACTATAACAACTTACTTGGATGGGCTTCACAGAATATACCTGAACAAGAAGTAAGTATGTTCGATGCAATTATGGAGCAAGGCAACCCAATGGCTGCTTACTTTGCCGTACAAGCATTAGCTCTTAAGTATGCAGATGCAGCTGGTAGAGATGGTCAGATGGTCACAGGTAAAGCACCTAAGACTCAGGCAAATGTCTTTAATAGCCAAGCTGAAATGGTAAAGGCTATGGAAGACCCAAGATATCATGATGACCCTGCATACCGTGATGAAATCATGGCTAAACTAGAACGATCAGACATTAATTTTTAGATAGACATGGCGACCTGACCGATCATCCTCGCCATTCACCTATCTTTAAAATCAATGACAACAATAACCGAATACGGTAAACAAAACATTTTCGCTAAAGAAACACCACCAAGACTTATGAATAACAACGAAGAGAACTTCATCATGGAACAAGCTGAAAGAACAAACGGTCAGCTTGCAATGATCGGTA